GGCGGGGTGTATTTTTCCGCCGCGCGGCCGATAATCAGCAAGTCATCGAAGCCTTCAAGCATGTCATCAAACATGACTCGTTCTTCGGTCGTGAATTTGCTCGGCATTGCCCTGCCCTTCGCTCTGACGATTTTCCGGGTTCTCGGCTTGCGCCGGTCGGGCCGCTGGACTCCCCATTTGGCAGCCGGGGGAAGCTGACTTTGCGGCTATGCGGGAATAATAATAGGCAGTTCGTCAAGCCCGCGCATTTCGACAATTCCAAGCGGGCAACTCGGCGTCACTTTTTGCCGCGCTCTTTCAGTTTTTTCCGATAGGCAATTACCGCCGTGCGGTCGCCAGTGCGTTCGGCATCGGCTTCCAGTTTTTCCAACTGCTTGTCGGGGCCGCCGGGCATCCTGCCGGCGCCGCTGAGCGGCTTGTCGGGAGCCGGGGCTTTGCGCTTTTTCACCACCTTGATTCCTCCCTCCATGCGCGCCACGGCGGCGGCCAGTTTGATGGGGTCCTGAATTTTCGCCAGTTCGGCCAGCCTGGTATCGCTGCGGCCCAGCGCATAGACGAACGCGGCGCTGTCGCTGGCGGCTTTAATCACCACCGCTTGCTGGGCGAGATTGAGGCTGGTTTTGACGGTTTCGGCGCTGGCCTCGAAATCTGGCAACTTGAGCGCATCGCGCTTGGCCGCATAGCCTTCAAGGTCGCGCTGCCACTCGCGGTTGGCGACTTGCGCCTGTGCCTCTTGCTCGGCCTTGGCATCTTCAACCTGTTGCCGGCCACGCTCCCAAGCAATCGTCTTTTTCTTAAATTCGGCCTCATCATAACCACAGTCGGCCAAGGTCGGCTCGGGCGGCAATTCAAACTGCTGCTGTGGCTGTGGCCGCTGCGATTCCGCGACAATGCGGGCCAGTTCGCGGTTGCGCTCGCGCAGTGTGCGGATAACGCTGCTGTCGCCTTCGGCCGGCTCATCCTCGAAAGCTGGCCCGGCCGGTTCCTCGGGTTCGGCCTCCGCTTCCGGCTCGGCCTCCGCTTCCTCGCCTTCGTCGTCGGGCTGGTCGTGTTCTTCCTCGCCCTCGCCGCCTTCCTCGGATTCATCATCCGGGCCTTCGTCAGCTTCCATGTCGGGGGTCAGTTCAAGGGGTTCGTCGTCGTCGGGCGGTTGCCGCTGCATAAATCACCTGTGCCTCACCGCTTACAGGCGCGGCGGTTGCCTTGAAGCGGGGATTCTAGGGCAGCAACGGGCGTCCCGCATTTGCACAATTGATGGCGGGACGCTGCGCTAGGTGCTGAACCGGAAATAGATATGCTCGCCGGGGATTTCGCCGAACATCGCCAGCGCGTAACTGGTCCCGTTTTCCGGCTCCTGCACGCTATCGGCAATCGCTTCCTCGGGCAGCATCGGCCACTTCACTTCGTCCTGCGCGCCCATCACGCGGAACATGCGCTTTTTGAAATGTTCGGAATCGCTCGGCGCATGTTTAATCAGGTAAACATCGCCGGTGAAATTGATGCTGACGATAAAGATATTGAAAATGGCGGTGGCGCCTGGTTCGTTGACCGGGTTGGGATAGAAGCGCTCGGAAATCGCCGCCGCGCCGGCCGGAATTGCGCGCTCGGTAAAGCCCAACTCGCTGCTGACGGCGCCGGGGTCCGCCGGGATTTCAAGTCGGCCTTCAAGTGCTGCAATGGTCATGGCCTCGCCCCTTCAAGTTCGTAGCCGCGCCGGATGCGCATGGGTTGCGGAGCCGCTGGCGCCTTGGGCGGCTCGGGCGGCCGGCTCTTGATTTCGGCAGCTTCGGCTTTCTTCTTTTGCGCGTCGGCCAGCACTTGCGTGGCCTTGGCCGCCGACAGGGCGGTGTCGGCCCGGATTTTGCCGGCCGATGCAACGTCCTTCTGGGCTGCCGCGCCCAGCGCGGTTGCCTGCGCGCCCGCCACCGCAATCATCGGGTCGGGCTGCTGGTTCTGGGCGGCAGCTTCCATTTCCGCCTTTTCCTCATCATTCGGTTCTACCAAGCCCATCTGGACGCCCTGCTTGCGCGCGTAGCGCTGCAAATCGTCCATGCCCTCGCCATCCTGATTCATCACGGCGGTAATGACGGCGGCGTTGGCCAAGTCCATGTTCTGCGCCATCATCGCCACTTCGGCGGTCTTGAGTGAGGATTTCACCGTCTTTTCGCGGCGGGTCGTGGTCGCCTCGGTTACGTCGACAATCACCTTGTAGCGGCCGGTGTCGAAATTGTTGCGGTAGCCAAACTGGCCCTTTTCGTCGGCGTGCGGCTCCATCAGGGTGGCTTTGCCGTCCTCGCCTTCCTCGGTCATGGTTTCCATTTCCCGACCGGGTTCGTAATAAATCTCGCGCGCCATCCCGAGATAGATTTCGCCCTCGCGCTGGACGCTCTGGCGCATGTTGTCGAGATAGATGGCGGACTTGGTATCGACGCGGGTGGCGGCGATATCCATCGCCTCGGCCGATGTGTTGGCAACAACCTGGTCGGCGCCGTCCTCGGTTTCGGCGGCCAAGTCGCCCGCCGCCAGTTGCAGCAGCAGCGCCGTAACCTGGCCAAGCTGGGGCGGTGAAATCGTGCCGATTGGCCCCATCGCTTTGATTTCGCCGGTCACAGGGTCAATCACCGGATTCACAAGCGCGTAGGGGTGGCGCTCCTGTTCCTGCTTGGCCCACAGGTCGCGCAAGTGCGGCGGCATCTGCTCGGCAAGGAAAATCGGCTTCTCGCGCGGTGACAGGCTATCGGTTTCGGCCAGCTTCGACACGCGGCCATTGTAGATGCGCTGGGCGTCCATCAGTTTCGAGACATGGCCCCGGAAGCGCTCCTGGTTGTCGACAAACCACCGCTTACCATAGACCGGCACAATCGGAATGTTCGGCCCGGCGATGAGGCCGCAATCGTCAAGGATTTCGGCGCCGCTCATCACATATTTGTGAACGCGCCTGCGCTCGCGGCGGTGGGTCTGCTTGCGCCAGCCCATCTTTTCCATGTCGGCCATGGTGTCGGCGTCGATTTCCGACGCCCAGCGGCGGTCCTCCTGCTCGGTCAGGGCATGGGTGAAAACGTGCAGCGATTCCTTCTTCTTCTCGACTTCGTAATACTCGCACTTGACCACCACATCGGGCGTGAACCAATCGAACGGGCTGGCCTGCCGGTTTTCCGGCCAATCGGTCGCGGCGTCCTCGCCAAATTCCTCGGTGAACGCCTCGATGCTGTCGGCGGTCAGGACGAACCCGAATTGGGCGTCCGACTTGTCGTAAAGCTTGGCGTTGGCATCGAAATAAACGCGCTGGTCAGCGTCGGCAATCAGCAGCCCCGGATTGATTCTCTGCTCATCATTTTCCGGGTCGTTTTCATCCGCATATTCATTGCATAGCCGGTAAGCGCCGAAGCCGCCGGCCGCTGCTTCCTCAAAGGCATTGTCGCGGGCTTGCTGGGATTTGAAATGGTAGCTGTCGGCGCGGTGGATGCCGTCAAGGGTGTTGGCGGTGTCGGCATCGCTGTCGCCACCGGCCGGGCGGAAGTCCGGCACAATGCGATTGGCGCGATAGTCAGTAACAATCTTGTCGACGCCCTTTGAAAGCTTGTCGATTTCAACCTTGATGGAATTGGCGAATTGCTCACCCCAAGCCCCTTCCCACATCGCGCCAGGTATCGAGATAAAGCGGCGGCACAGCAGCGAATGAGCGCGCAGTTCCAACTGGTATTGGCTGGCCGCATCGAAGCGTTTCAGCGCGCGTTCGTGGATTTCCGGCCATGTCGACGGCGATGCCTTGCCCTCGACTTCTTCCTCGCCTTCCGGCTTGTCGTCGGGTTCGTCATATTTGCGGGCTGCCGTCGCCATGCCGGCATCATATCGGCCCATGCGGCAAGTGGCATTTGAACAATTGCGCTGGTGCCTCTATCTAGCGCGTTGAGGCTGCCATGCCTCACCAATGGGTCCTCGCGCGACCGAGTCCTCCTATGAGTCTCCCGGCTCGCTAGATTGGGTTCTCGCGCGGGGGCTTATTTGTTTATGCAATCCGCTGCCCGGATATGCGCGCATATGAGTCTGACGCGCTGCATAATCATCCAAAAAGGTTGGCCCCGGTCACTTGGCGTTGCACCAAATGCCGGGGCCGGGACGGATGGCCAAAGTCTGCAAACAGACTTGCTCGGAATGTAGGAGGGTCTTTGGGCCTTTCCATCCTATCGCGGCGCGGGAGGGGTCATTTTGCCGAATCGCCCGCACGCCGGGATTCTATGCTGGTTTCTTCCTTGTCTGTGACCTTCTGCGAATCTTGCCCAAGCCGATGGATTTGGCAAGCACGCGGCGCTGCTCGGCATAGTTCGGCGCGACCATCGGATAGTCGGCCGACAAGCCCCACTTCTGGCGATACTGGTCGGGCGTCAGGCCGTAGTGAGTCATGATGTGGCGTTTCAGCATTTTCAGCTTTTTGCCGTCCTCAAGGCAGATGATGTAATCCGGCTTGACGCTGGCCTTGATGCCCACTTTCGGCTGCTGCTTTTCCTCGGGCGGCGGGGTCAAAAGCCCGCCCAGCGCGCTATGCACGTTGTTAATCAGTTGCGGCAAGTCATTCACTGCCACGCTGTTGTTGCTGACATGGGCCGCGACAATATCAGCGGTCAGAGTCAGCAGCGTTTCGCCTGATGGCCCAACGCTTCGGCGGTTCTCGCCATCCCAAGTTTCACTTGTCATGTTAATTCTCCCGGCTTTTTCTTAGTGGTGAACGTATTCCTTGCTGGCATCCCCTTCCGGCCGCCGCCGTCCACTGTCGGGATGGCGGTGCCAGCCTTGCGGCTCGCCCTCGAAATCCTTTCCAGCCCAATCGAATAACGCTGTCAAGGCAAGGCCAATGTTCTCAAAGCACCAACGGTCGGCATAGCCCCAATTGTCGCCCATCCGGCCAGTGATAATGGCATGGGTGAAAGCAAACGGGGCAATGCAGCAATAGCGGCCATTGCCCATGGGCGTCGGCGCTACATAGTGGTTTCTGGCGGCCATGTCGGCCAGCCACATCAGTTCTTCCGGCGTGCAAATTTCCGGCAATTGCTGTTCGCGCTGTGCGTTACTCATCAAGTCGTCCGTTCATATCCAGCCACAGTTGCTCGGCAGCGCGGCGCTTAAGCTGGCGGCTCATCAGCCGGGCGCGGCGCTCGGCAAACAAGGCTGTCCAAAAGCCCATAAGCGCGCCGGGAACCGCCGCGAACCATGCCGCATTGCTTGGCCAAATGGCCACGATTGTGCCGAATATCGTCAGGAACATGCCCATGTCGGCCAGCCGGTAGAAGCGCCAGCGAAACTTGCGGCGGAAGCTGGCCAGTTCCGGCACATCGGCCGTGCGCTTGCCGGCCAGGTTTAACCGGCGCTCGATTTCCTCAATGGAAGGCGTCTTGGGCTGCAATCCCTAATTCCCGGCTCACGCAATTATCGGAAGGCGTTTAGCAGACCGGGAATTGTAATGCTATTGTCGTCTGCGCTCGATGCCGGGACATGGGTAAGCATCAACTCAGTCAACGCCCAGACCATCGCATCCACCCGGTTCGGGCTGCCCTCGCCGACATAGCCGTTGGAAGTCATTAGCACCATTTCATCTTCCAGTTCGGGGAAGCCGCCAATCAAGGAACAGCGGCCTTGTTCAAACATCGCGGCAATTGGCTCGGCCCGCGCCACCTTGCCCCGGCTGGCATGGACTTCCTTGTAGGCAACATTGGCATCGGCCGTCTTGATTACCGCTCTGACCATGGCGCCACCGTAATTGGTTTCCGCCACAATCCGGTCGGCTTCATGCAAATGGTAGGCGTCGATTGCCCGCCGCGCCCAGCCGTCCGGCGACAGCTTGCAAGTGAAGTCGGCCATGACATAGCCGCGCCCGTCAATCCCCCGGCCGGCGACAATGATGCCGATATCGGCGCCCTCATCATCCTCGCCGCTGGTCCCGCTCGGGTCGACCCCGACCACCACGCGGGCCATGTCCGGCACCTTGTCCGGTTTGACCCGGCAATCGTCCAGCACAAGCCGGGTCCACAGCGCGCCGGGGTAATCGTCCAGAATCTCGGCGTTCAATTCCTGCCTCCCCAACCGCGTGCCTTCGTATTTGCGCATGATTTGGCGAATGAAGGACGGCGCCAGGTTGTCGCTGTTATCCAAGGTGATGCCCTTGGTTATGACGGTCGATTCATCGGCCACGATTTCCCGCAAAATCGGCAGCGGGCGCGGCGTGGTCGTGATGCAGCAGCGCGGCGGCTGGCCCTGCCGAAGTCCGAACATCAACTGGTCCCAAGTCTCGCGGGCGTAAGCCCACTTGGCCAATTCGTCGCCCCACGCCAAATCATGTTCCGGGCCGCGTAACTGGTCGGGTTCGGTGGCATTGAACACGTTGGCAATCGCGCCGTTCGGCCAAGTCACGCGGCGCAGCGCCGGCTGGTAGAGCGGCCGGAAATCCTTGGGGTGGCAGCCCAGCAAGCCGCTGCGCCCTTCAATCATCACATCGCGGGCATCCCCGGCGGTTTCGGCGATGATGGCGATGTTGCCATACTTGGCGCCGGTCAGCGGGGTGGAGCCGGTGCAGTTCTCCCTCACCCATTCCGCCCCGGTCCTGGTTTTGCCGAAGCCGCGCCCGGCCAGCACAAGCCAAGTCAGCCAGTTGCCCGCCGGGGCGAGTTGCGCCGGCCGGGCGTGAAGCCGCCAGAACGTGCGCAGCGAAGCGAGGGTGATACGGTTAAGCTTGGCCAGTTCGGCGGCGCGCTCGGCCTCTGGCAACATCGCCAGGATTTGCGCCGGGCTTAGTTGGTCGTTCATCTATCCCGGATAAAGCTGGAACACGAAACTGCCGGCCATGAACGCCAGCCCGGCGGTCAGCAATTGGCTGTAGCGCGGCTCATGCAGTGCGGCGAGAATGAACAAAATCAGCGCCACCACCATCAGGATGAACGGAATCATCTAAGCCTCCTTGGTTGACTTTTGAGTCAATTCCTCGGCGGCCGGCGGCTCGTCATTGTTGGCTGGTTTGGGGACGGCGAACCGCTCGGCCAT